GGCTGGCGGCGTCGAGCCGGACGCGGATGCGGATGTCGTTGCGGGCGGAGTTCCGGAGACGGTCGATGTCGCGGCGGAGCGCGTTCACGTCGCGGGAGGCGGCGCGGGCGTCGCGGGCGGTGTTGCGCAGGGTGCGGGACAGGCTGGAGCCCTGCCCGGTCAGGCGTACCGACAGGTTCCATTCGGACACGGTGGGCTCCTTCCTGGCCTAGTGGTGGGTGCGGTGCAGTTCGAGGGCGGCGTGCACGCTGGTTGGGATGAGCAGGACCTTCACGCCGTGGCCCTCGTCTCCGTCGGGTACTTGCTTCTGCCGGTCGGCGAGGAGTTGGCAGCCGATGCACCGGTGTGTTGTGGCCCGGTAGGCGTCTTCGTCGCCGCCGACTGCCTCGTCCCATTCCTCGGGCCTGGTTCCGCAGGACGGGCACACCGACTTGAGGTAGTCCTCGTAGGCCAGTGCCTTGCGCCGGTCGAGGTCGGTCCAGGTGCCGTCACCGTGCCCGCGGAAGTAGCTGTGCGGGATCCGGTACTGGCGGCACAGCTGCATCTCGTCACGGAATCGGACATCCTCGATCAGCCTTTTCCCAGGTCGGTCCGCTTGCGGCGCTGAGCTGACCAGGCCGCAGCCCACAGGTCCTCGGAGTCGGACAGGGACCACTTCTTCAGCGCGCTCGCCGCGTACTCGGCGGGCATCCCGTCCACCGATGCGGCGGAGATCAACTCGGGTGCGAAGGAGTCGAAGTGGAAGTCGGTCCCTCTTTCCTCGTCCTCCTCCGTGGCCGGATGCTCGGCCACCAGCCTTTCCAGGTGGTCGCGTTCCAGAGCCTGGAACGTCAGGACGACCGTCCGCGCCTCGTATTCCGGCTTCACCGCATCCAGTTCGTCCTGCGCCTCTTTGACCCTCTTCTCCACCAGGGCGCGGGCTTCCTGGTCGGCGTCCTTGCCCAGGGACTTCAGGTACTCTTCCGCACGCGCGTGAGCCTGCACGGCTGCCTGATACCGGTCGCGGAGGTCGGCGTCGGCGCACAGGGAGAGGGTCCTGGTGGGCTTGGGCAGCGCGGTCAGACGCTTCTCCAGGCTGGCCCAGCCGTTGGCGGTGGTCTTGCTGGTCATCGGGTCTCCATCGGGAAGGCCCGGCCGGGCGCGTACGGCGCCCTTCCCGAGTACGCCGAGGCGTCCGGCCGGGGGCTAGTGGGGTGTGGAAGCAGGAGGCCGGGATCAGGACGACGGCACGGTCTGGTTGAACGCCGGACGCGCCGTGATCGTGAACTGCACGGTGATCTTGGCGGCCTCGTTGTCCGTGCTGTAGGCCTTCGAGTTGGAGACCACGGTCACCGGGAAGACGTCCATGCCCTTGGCGGAGGCGGCGTTGCCCTTGGAGAAGATGACCATGAAACCCGACGTCCCCTTGGCCAGGTCGGTCTCGATGTCGTCCAGCGTGCTGTCCTCGTAGAAGGTCAGGCTGGAGTCGGCCGCCGAGTCGTCGCCGCCGATCTTGGGAACGTGGATGCCATGTCCGGCGTCTCGATCGGTGTGTTCTCCAGCGACCAGCCGTCGATCGCGGAGATCTGCCCGGTGTAGTCGGTGCCCGCCGTGATCTCGGCCAGCGTCGGAAGGAGAGCCGTCGATGCGATCGTCGGAAGGAACGAGATCTTCGTCAGACCTTTGCGGTTGAAGCGTGCCATGCGATTTGGCCCCTCGCGGATAGGGGCCATGAGGGGGCCCCTGCTACACGTGTTGGTGTGGCGGCCACCAGGTGGGTGGCGTCCGCGTGGGGTCCCGCCGCGGTGCGGTCTGTCGGTGCCGCCTGCGTCAGGCGGTCTTCTCCAGGTACAGCCGGTACCTGATCACACTGGTGATGATGGCATCGTTCGGGTCGTCTGTTCCCCCCGCTTCTCTGGCCTCTCGCTTCCAGCAGTCCACGCCCGGCCCGGCGTTGATGGTGTGGGCGTAGCCGGGGCTGCCGTCCGCGGGGCGTTCGATGACCTTCCAGCCGCGGTCGGCCATCCACTGCGCCTGCTCATCCCCGCCGCGGCTGTCGGGTTCACCGGGGGCGGGTCCGGACACGAAGGTGGCCTGATAGCCGACGATGATGGCTTTGCCGTTGTCGGCCAGTGTGCCGTCGTCATCGAGGCGGTCGACCGGGTCCAGCAGTGTGTAGGGCGGCGGTACTGGGTTACCCACATCGTCCAGCGGGATGGTACGCAGGCCCACCGGGCGCCCGGTGAGGGTGGCGAGCAGGGCCTGGAAACCGAGTGTGACGGGCAGTCGTTCGATCACGTCAGCTCCCGAAGATTCTGTCCAGGGCCTCATGGAAGGCCTGCTGATACTGCGTGGACAGTTCGTTGACCGCGGGCTCTACGTGCGGGAACGGAGGCTGCCGGTAGTACCGGCCCAACGAGTCGTACATGTTCATGAACCCGTACTCCAGGCGGCGTCCCTGCGGCTCCCGGGTGCCTACGTCAACGCCGCCGCCGTCGGGGACGGGGAACGGATCGGTCTTCCACGACCCCCGGTAGTCGCCGGTGATGACGTTCGGGCCGGGCCTGCCGGACGCGTTCTCCATGATGAGTGCGCGCAGCAGGCGGCCCTGCTGCTGCACCGTCCGGTTCGTCTCCGGACCCACACGGCCGGCGGCCCGCTGAAGACGCGGCGCGAGGTCGTCGAGGTCCATCACGCCTCCCCGGTGCCAGCGATCTGGTCGAGCATGGTGATACGGACGACGCCGAGAGTTCCGGCGATGGCGGGGTCCTGCACGCGCCACTGCCGGCCGAGCAGGGACAGGTCCCCTCCCGGATGCACGGTGACCACGGTGACGATCATGTCCTTTCCTGCGATCGGCGCTGCCAAGGGCGTGAACATGCGGTACCGAGAGCGGGTCTCCGACACCCACGGCAGGTTGCTGACGGGGGTCGAGGCGGACGCATCGCTAGAGGCTGCACTCTGCACGGCCCCCTTGCCCTCATACAGGATGTCGCCTTCCGGGTATGCGTACTGCCCGGTGGAGGTGTTGAAGACCTGCTTCCCGGCGGCTCGGCTGGTAATCCGGACGGTGTCCTGGAGGAGAAGGTCCTCAACGACCGGTACCAGCGCGGACAGGTCAAGGCCGGACATTGTCGCCTCCCTTGGCCCACTCGGTGAGGCACGCCAGCATGGCGCGTGCGGTGGCGCCCGGGCCGCCTCCGTAGTCGGATCGGTTCAACGCCTGCTGGTCCAACAGCTCCGGATCCACCTCAGCCAGGAACTCGGCGACCAGTTGGCCGGGGCTCTTGGGTACGCCGACGGCGACCCGGGCCAGCCCTTCGAAGGCGACGTTGTCGGGGTGCCGGGTGTGCAGGACCAGCAGGGGCAGCGTGTCGGCGATGGAGTGCTCGAGGACGTAGCCGGTGACGACCCCGGCCTCCAGGGTGTTCCCGTCCAGGGCGATGCTGGCATGACCGGGCTGCGCCTCGATGCGGACGCCGCGTGCTTGCGGCTGGTCCGGCTGATCAGTCACCGGTCTACTTCTTCCTCTTCAGGCTGGGATACTTGCGAACCACGGCCTTCCTGACGGCCTTCTTCTGCGCTGGCGATCCGTGAGCCGACACCCTGGCCAGTGCGTTCCGGGCATGAGGAAGATCGTCGATCCTGTAGCGCTTCTGCTTCGGCAGAGCGAACTGCTTGCTGCTCATCGCCTTGCGGCCCGCCTTCGTGTTGCGGCGGGCGTTGGTCTTCTTCGACAGCTTCGACTTGCGGCTCTTCGCCATGGCGGGCTCCTTCGTCGGCGGTCGCAGGTTCGGCCGGGAAGGGGGTCTTCAGTGGCACGGTGCGCTGGAAGGTGACTGCCTTGCGGGTGATCAGGTTCTGCTCTTTCGCGCCGTCGGCACGGGTGTAGTACTGGTGCAGAACGATGACCTGGATCAGCCAGGGGCCGCTGTCTGTAAGTTCTTCGGGGCGGAACGGGACGGTCAGGACGCTGATGGCGTGGTCAGCGGACACGTCGTCGGGTCGAATGTCGTTCGCGGTCAGCCATGCGGCGATCAGCTGGCGGCGCCAGTTGGGCAGTCTGCTGCGCCCGTCGTGGACGGTGTAGGCGGTGGGGACGTCGGTCACAGGAGGGCTCCGGACATGATGTTGTCGCGGCCGATGAGGTCCAGGCGGGGCAAAAACTCGCGTACGCAGTGGGCGTGGCTGGTGGGGTGGGCGAGGGCGTCCTGGACGGTGCGCAGTGTCCTGTCGGCCTTGTCCTCGTCCTGATGGTCACGCCATCCGCAGTCGTGTCCGTCCCGGACTTCCACGTAGCTG